CGACAGTGGTTGCTTTCAGCTGTTTAAAGAGCAGGGCCTCAGTGCCCCCGATCTCAAACTCAGTATCCAGTGCGCCATCGTCCAGGCCCATGCTGACATCGACCGCGCCCGGCATACCGCCGCCACGGTATTTTTCAAACTTCTGCGTGAATTTCGGCAGGGTCAGGGACTCCACAAGACCCATGTAGTTTTCCCCGTCGTTAAACAGGTTCAGGTATTTAAGTTTGCGTGGCAGTGCCATTTTTTCCCCTTAGCCTTTTACCTGGCTTGAAAAGTCCATCAGATAGCGATCGGTGATGCGCTGGCGCAGCATCAGGTTTTCCAGCGGCGGGACTGGCGTGTAGTCATAGTCCAGCATCAGCTGACCGGCCTTGAGGGTGTCTTTATCGTTCACCGAATCATCCAGCCAGCAATCGCCGCCCAGCAGATAACCCTGATTCACCAGGTTGCGAATTTTGGCGCGGATACCTTCGATAATGTCGCGGGCCAGTGAAGGAGTCAGCGGCTTATCTACCGCCCACATCTGACCCTCTGCCATTGTGTCCATCAGCACCTGGGCGGTGCGGGTGTAGTTCTCAAACGCGAACAGCGGATCGTCGCTCAGACAGCGGGAACCCCAGAAGCGGAAACCATCACGGCGGATCAGTGTGGTGATATCGTTCTGGTTCAGCAGGCCCGCATCGGTTGCCGGGTCCTGCAGATCCCAGAACACGTCCGCAGAAATACCCGTCACACCATTTACGCCAACGTTAGACAGGGATTTGTGCCAGCCCGTATCGTTGTCGATTTTGGCGCGCAGACCGAGGGCGCGGGCGGTGGCGTATGCCGTCGCCTCTGCGTTCGTGGTGGTGTCCCAGCTGACAAAATCAGGCCAGATCAGCATTCCCTCGCGCTGGCTGAAATTGGCGCGATAGGCAATCGCCTCTTCGATGGTTTTGCAGCCGTATGCAGTGAGGTAGGCAAAGCCGCGCAGGGACTGCGCCACGCTCAGCAGCTCCGTGGCGACCGCTTTAGTGTCATGGCCCGGCACGCCGAGAATGCGGGGCTTAACGCCAAGCTGGCTTTGTGCAGCCAGCAGGGCTTTCATGCCGGTGCGGCGGCCCTCTGCGGTCACGCCGCCGATAATGTTAGAGGTGGTTTCTGCTTCTGTTTCGCCCTGGGGGACGCGGACAACGACCGTTACCGGCTTTGACTGATCGCCGATAGCGTCCAGCGCGCGGGCCAGCGTGCCGCTTTCTCCTGCCTTACCGCTGGCCGTCAGTACGTCAGTTAACAGAACGGGCTTATTCAGCGGAAACGTGGCGGGGTCAGCATCGTCTGCTGTACAGACAATCCCGACAATAGCCGTGCTGACAGTGCTGATCGTGCGCGTGCCTTCGTTAATCTCCTGCACGCGGACGCCGTGGTGATATGAATCCTGAGCCATAAAGTTTCTCCAGAGAATGGGTCAGGACCATGTTGCAGGTATGACGCTGTCAGGTCAGTTAGTGCGGGTTGTATGGTGTTTCGCACAACAGCAGGAAGAAAATTGCGGAGATTTTGTATCGAGCAGGGTCATTTCCGACCGTGCTGCAGTTGATGGCCGGCACGGTCATAATTAACCGTGTGTGCCGGTAGCCGGGCAATAAAAAAACCCCGCATTGCGGGGTATTGGTTACGCGTCCGGCGCTATCGGCCAGGCTATTTCCGGTGCGTTCTGCGTGTCCACTGCTGCCACCGCATCCAGATAATCCAGCCACAGTCCGTACTGCGTCAGCGCATCGCCTTTCAGCCTGCCCAGCGCCGCTTTTCCGGGCCACTGCTGACTGTTCATGTACTCATTAGCAGCGGCTATGAGGCTTTGCTTTTTTGCTTCTGCCGCTGCGATCTGCTGCTCTTTGGTTGGTGCAGGAGCATCCACCCAGCAGGGCATGCCGTTATCCAGTCCGATGTTTTTACCTACAGGCACCGGAAACAGTGCATCATGATCGCCTGCCGTAACGGCTATGCCATCAGAGGGCCAGAGGTCAGATTTTTCAAACGCCTCTTTCTCAGCGAGCGGAAAAAAGCCACCCGCCGCCGGGCTGTAAACATAATCCATACTCAGTACCCCATCGCGATAAAATCAACGTTGTAACCACCCGTTCCGGCCTGGAAAGCCCTGAATCCGGTAGTGCTCTTAGTGGTGGCCAACACAGCAACTTTTGCTGGCTCTGTGCTTAAGTTGGAATTATCAATATTACGGTCTGACCAGGTGAGGCTGACGGCATAGTTATTATTTGTGAATGCCCTGGGTAACGTCACGCCGATTTCAGTCACACCGGGGCCATAGCCGAACGACCCGCGCTGGATAATCAGCCCACCGGGCATTTTCAGCCAGTTCGTCCCCTCGCCAAATCCCAGAAACGACACAAGCCCGGCGGCGCTTTTTCCTGCCAGCGCGGTGAGCGTCGAATCAAGTGGCTGTTTTGCTGCCAGCGCATTAAGCATGGTCCGGGAGAAGTTCGGATCGTTCCCCAGCGCGGCGGCGATTTCATTCAGCGTGTCCAGCGCAGCAGGCGATGAGGCAATCAGTGCAGCAATCGCTGCCCGTACATAGGCGGTGGTTGCAATGATATCTGAGTTTTCTGCCGGTGCCGGGGTCGGTGAACGTGGCTTGCCAGTGAGAACAGGTGATTCTTTTGGCGCATACTGCGGGTGCGGATCCTGCGCCCACAGGTGGTATTTCATCTGGTTATCCGTGTACAACTGCACCTGAATAACGGTGTCGCTGATCGCCTTATCCACATACTGGCGGGTTGCCAGAATAACCGACGGGTCGATTTTCAGCGTCACAGCCTCTGTGCTGCTGACAATCAGCACCATGCGGATAACCTGTGTACGTCCCGACCCCTCAACCAGTAACGGCTTGTAGGTTTCGGCACAGTTGGCAACGGCAATCAGCTCCCCCGCATCGTCATACAGGCCAATTTCACGGATCCACCAACCGCCCTCGTTTTCCGGGATCACCTGCTCTGCGATTATCTGGCTGGAGTTCTGCGGGTCAACCGTCAGCGAATTAAGCCCGGCACGTCGCCGCTCGTTAACCAGCTTTGTCTGGGAGGGTGACGGCGTGGGCAGCGTACCGCCACCATCACCAACCCCCATCTGCGTCAGCTTCAGCTGAACCCCCAGCGCCGTAGCCTGCGCCAGCTTCGCTTCTCCGCGCGTGGTCAGGTAGGCAAAGAATTTTTGCGCCATGTTATACCCTTACAGTGTCAATAATATGGACCGCGCCGCCCGTCAGGACTGCGCCGCCCACCTCAATAGCTTCCGGCGTGTACGGATAAACCGTTAGCGTTTCCCCGACATAACATCCGGCCCCCTGGCTGATAACCCCATTTACCTGCAGGTTGATACTCATGCCGAGCATGTGACGGGTGCAGGGCTTTGCGTCGCTGATCACGCGCTCCAGTTCGGCATAGGTTTCTGCAGTTATCCCCTGATCCTGCACCCCCACATCCAGCCGGAACGTCCCCGGCACGTCCCCGGTTTTCCACCACTCAATAACCCGGATCAGGAATCCAAACGGCTGAACAGCCCGGCGTACCGCGCTGATGGTCCCTTTGTGCTGATGGATGAAAAAGGCATCTTTCACCACCTGCCGTTTAACATCTTCCGTCCAGCTTTCGTCCCAGCGGTCAACGGAGAACGCCCAGGCCAGATACGGCAAAAACTTCACCGGGCAGCGGGCAGGGTTCCACAGGTCACGCAGCGGCACATTCAGCCCGGTAATATCGCTACATGCGGCGGCAAGGCGGCGCTCCAGCGCGGACGATCCCGGCGGTAACAGGCTATTCATCCGTACCACCTTTCAGCACGGACCAGCTCCCGCACCATGCGGCCTGGGTTTTATCCAGCACCACATCCTGCGCCGGGCTTGCCAGTTCCACGCGCTGCACACCCTCAACGTGCAATGCGCCATAAATGGCGCTGCGACGGATATCACGCCCCAGCCGCGTCTGGCTAGCGATATAGGTTTCAAGCCGCGCGCGTGCAGCCGCAAGAATGGGCTCCGCTTCTGGTCCGGGATAAAAATACAGCGTGGCGTTAATCTCATAGGGCACGATCGCCGCACTCTGCACCGTCACGCGATCCGCCACAGGACGAATACTTTCATCGTTCAGCGCCGCATCCACGACGGCCAGCAGATCGGCAGGCGCAGCGCCGTTCCCCTCGCGGCTCAGCACAGTGATAACCACTGTTGCAGGGGCGGGGCTGGTTGCCGATACATCAGCAACACGCCCGTCTGCGCTGCGTGCATGAAATTCATAAGCCGCTGTAGGTCCGGCCACGGACAGGCCCTCAAATGCCTGCGGTACACGCCGCCGTAATTCGTCGTCGGTTTCCATCACTGCCGCAACCGGCGGCACGGCGTTATCATCTGCAGGCGTGACGACCAGACGCCCGACGCCATAGTTAGCAGCCAGCTGATCCAGATCGCTGCTGAGCGCATAGGCCACCATGACAGCCTGGGCGGCCTCGTTGATGCGCTGGCGTAAGAGGATTTCGCGGTAGGTATTTTCCTGCAGCAGCTTCACCACCGGATCGGATTCCAGCGCCAGCGTACGCCGCACCGCGTCCTGTTCCTCAGGCGGATAAAGCGCGATAAACGCCGCCTTACGCACGGCCAGCAGGGTTTCAAAGTCCGGCACATCGACAATTTCCGGGGCGGGAAGCTGGGAGAGATCGACGGAACTCATACGGCTGCCCCCACGTCTACCGAGAGGCTGAGAGGGACGTTATCTGCACGGTAGCCCGTCAGGTTAACAACCATTTTTCCGTCCATGCTCGTTTCCGTAGTCACGCCCGTCAGCCTGATACGTGGTTCCCAGCGGCACAGGGCGCTGTATGTTGCCGCCATAACCTGCAGCCGGGTAACAGCGTTCTGCGGCTGGTCTATCAGTTCAGCCATCAGCGAGCCATATTCCCGGCGCGCCAGACGCGAACCAACCGGCGTCACCAGAATATCGCGTACAGACTGACGGATGTGATCAACGTCCGTCAGCGCGCCGCCTGTCTGCGCGTTCATACCCAGATACATCATCACGCTGGCCCTCCCGTTAAACTGCCGCCACTCTGAACGCCGTTGTGTTTGTGGCTGTGCACTACAACGCCGTTTGAACTCATCGCCCCACCGGACTGCGTAACCTCACCGTTGATCACGACCGCGCTGTTGATACGCGTCCGGGCTGCTTCAACGACAAACTCGCCCGTTTTTGCCTGGATGCTTTCCGGTGCTTCTAAAACAATCTTTGCCCCGGCTTTTAGCAGGTAGCGCCCGGTTTCCGGCTCGTACTCAATCCAGCCGCCGTCCGGGAACGTCGTTACCTGTGCATCCTCAGATACCGAGGGCGGCGGGTTGTCGTTTGAGTAAATCGCCGGTAACACAAACGCCGTGGTGAGATCGCCGCCGATGGACAGCAACACAACCTGCTCACCCACGGACGGCCGCCACCATGTTCTGGACCGGCCAGCGCGCATCGTCAGCCAGTTAAGCCACGTCGTCTGGAGTTCGCCGGTCTGCACGCGGCACTGCCAGTTTTCAGCGTCCACCTCGATCACCACCCCGGTTCTGACCAGGTTCAGCAGCAGGCGGTACAGCTCAGCAAGGTTAAATTCGGGATTTTTCATGGGGTCAGTTTTCCATTTTTGCCGCCGGGTGATGAGTCGCGGGCGTTGTGCGATGCGCCAGACAATGTGCGGTCAGCGGGACAGATGCTCCATGATGAGATCGCATACCATTTCTTCGGATGCGTCGGTTATGCCGAGCAGTTCACGGCGGGCATAGGTGACTTCCGGCCCGTACTTCCTGACACGATCGCGCAGGCCATAGTGATGGACGCGGGCTATACGCTGCACCCTGCCGTCAAAGGCCACCTCTGCAGCGTCGTTTGTGGTCCGGGTTTTGAGGTAGCGGGCTGTCCGCAGCTTGCTGAACATCTGCCGACGGATGCGGCCCGACTTCGCCCGGCCTTTCGC